TTGTGGGTAGCATGCTTTAATGATGATCAACGCATTCTTGTCGTAGCAAATAAAGAACAAACAGCAATAAACATCTTTAAGAGAATCAGACTGGCGTATGAACAACTACCCAATTGGTTGAAGCCTGGAGTTATCGAATACGGTAAAACCAGCATGACATTAGCAAATGGTAGTAGTGTGGGTATAAGCACCACGAGTAGTGATGCTGGTAGAGGTGATAGTTGTAACTGTTTAGTACTAGATGAGTTGGCATTTATTGACAATCATTTGGTTGAGAGTTTCTGGAAGTCTGTTTATCCGATCATATCCTCAAGTAAGAAGAGTAAAATATTCATAGCCAGCACGCCAAATGGTACGGGTAATTTGTTTCATGATTTGTACACCAACGCTATTAGAGGCAAGAACAACTGGTGCGCGAGTAGAATTGACTGGTGGGAGATACCTGGTAGGGATGATAAATGGAAGCAAGAAACAATAACATCTCTGGGAAGCACTGAAATATTTGATCAAGAATTTGGATGTCAATTCATTGAAACCGGCGAGAGTGTACTGGATGAAGAGCTCGTACGTAAATGTTCACTAACTATAAGAGACCCGGAGCATATATTTGATGATGGCATGTATAAGGTCTGGAGTCTTCCAAATCCGGAGAGAATATACACAGTTGGTGTTGATATATCTGAAGGTGTAGGAGAAGCAGCTAGTGTTGTGCAAATATTTGATATAACGGATCTAACTGAAATAGAGCAAGTAGCAGTATATCACAACAATACGATAAGCCCATACAACTTCACCACAAAGTTACTCGAGATATTATATCAGTGGGGAACTCCTCCCGCACTTATAGAGAGAAACAATTGTGGTGCTCAGGTTGTGGATACATTAAAGAACGTACATGGATATACAAATATAGTAAACTATACCCCAAGCAAGAAACAACAGTATGATAGACCCGGTGTGATCGCACACACAAACACGAAGTATAAGGGTGTCATAAATATGAAATATTGGTTAACTGAGATATATTCTGTAGTGTTACATGACACTAATACACTAGAAGAACTAAAAACATTTGTGAGATACCCGAACGGTACATGGAAGGCAGCTAAAGGTATGAATATACAAGACGATAGGGTGATGAGTTTAATTTGGTCCTTAATGATACTCGAAACTACAATTACAGAACAATTCTTTGATGTAGTACAGTTAGACAAACACAACAAACCTTCCATTATAGAGAAGGGGTATTCTGATGAATCTATGTTTAGTGGATCATTATCTACATACACGAACGAGTTGTTGACAGATGGTTATAGTACCCTTCCTATATTTATAGATAGTGAGACACTGGGCGGAGCCGGGGAAAATACACCACAATCACATGAGATTGATGACTTACAGGAACAAGGATGGAAATTTGCATGACAGATAACATAATACAAACACCATATAATAAGAGCCGCAAAGACAAATTTATCTTTGTGTTGACATTACCAGAGGCCATGAAGGATATATCTTACACCCAACAGGAAAACCGAGATGACGAGAATGTTCTACCAGATACACTACAATTTAGCGTGTATGGTGCAAACATACCGAGTGTTAAGGTAGACTCCGGTGATATAAGGTTCTCAGGACAGACAGTCAAGTTTAGTACACATAGTAGACCAGCATATGATAATGTTACTATAAATTTTACAATCGACAACAGATTTAATAATTATTGGGTCATTTGGAAGTGGTTAGACATACTAAATGATGACACTGATGCTATTTTCATGAAAAATGCAGATATAACTACAAGCACATCTATGTTCAAACAATATCAAGGAACCGCAACAATGTATGCGTTAGATGAGTATAATGTTGAGACTATGAAATTTGATTTTTTAGGTGTGGTACCTGTTAGTATAGGGTCTATAGACTATAATTACCGTGATGAAGATGAGATAGAAACTTCATTTGAATTCTCTTTTTCAAAGCTCGTACCAACTTTGTTGTGAAAAACTTAACAAACTCGGTCCGGAGTTTACTAAATAATTTCAGAAGGTAACAAAAATTATGGCAAGAACAATTCAATCACCAGGAGTCGAGGTCAAGGAAGTAGATCTTTCATTGCGCCCACAATTACCCGTCGGAACCACTGTATTTATACCGGGGTTTGCAAACCAAGGACCAACTGACGAGCTGCTCACATTGAGCAGCCTTAGTGAGTTCGAGCAAGTTTATGGTTTGCCTCAGAATGCTGCAGAGAGGTACATGTACCATACTGTTAAAGCAGTGTTCCAGAGCCCAGCTAATGTGCTGGTATCGAGATTACCGTACGGTACAGGTGCCGGTACGACCGTCGCAGATAAATATAGCGTACAGGTCTTTCCTGTCATACCAAGACCGATAATAGTAGATGCTGCTGATTACGAACTAAACACAGTAGAGAAGGACTCACGTATGATTGCTTGGTATCCGACAGACTCACGTGTATTGGACGATGGTGGTGATTATGCTGTCGAGGCAGCAGCAAAGTTCATGGGATCAATAACAGCTGCAGATGAAAGTGTAGTTGAAATTGAGTTGACAGCAGATGCGACCGGTGAATCTGGTAATGTCACACTAGCGATCGACGGAACAAAGGATTTAACAGCATTAATTGCTGAAGCAGGCATCGCAATTACAATAACTATTGGCGATGGAACGATAATTCCAAAATCTGATCAGACAATCAGTCTAACAGGAGGTCAAACTGCCGGGTTTAGTACTAAAGTAGTACCCGTCGGGGAGTGGAAGTTTGGAGAAACCCAACCAACTGGTGATTATACAGCAACAACACTTAAAGATGCTGTAGATAGTGTATTGGCTGCAATCCCATCCTTGAGCGGTTACTCACAAAATGATGTTTACTGGACACCTGAAGTTGATGGTGATCCATTATCCGTTCCAGCTCTTAAAGCATATGAGATACCGGAAGTTGCTGATCTTATCGCCACAGCTGTTAATAGTGTAGGTTGGGATCTTAGTGCTAGTGACAGATACTACCTTGGAGAGCCAAGTAATATCGAGCTAGACAATGATACATTTCAAAAGACAATCAAGGGTGAAGTTAAAATGCGTGAGAGTGAAGCTGGTAAGTTTGAAAATCAAAAATTCGTTGAATATAATGATTTGTTAACTAAAGGTGGCGCAGGTCTCATGATTGTTAATGATAAAAAGTTCGTTATCAATGAGAAGTTTGAAGGTTACTATATCGGAATTTCAGACAACACCAATTTGAACCCTGCGAGTGATTTTGATAGCGTTGGCCGCTTGAAATCATTGAGTAAAAAGTTAGGTGGAACAACTGGTGGATACGTAGATGTACCTGATGAGTCTGACGGTACAAGGAGTAGACTTACATTCTCATTATCAGCTGGATTCATTTTTGATGAATACGGAAATAAACAACAAGTAGGTTTAGATGGTAGTATGAGTGAAGTGATCGAGAACTTGAGTGAATTCGATCTAAACACCGAGGAGTTTACAGATGTTTTAACACTAGCAGTATTTAAGGTCCGCCAATCTACATTGGAACCTGATGCTACAAAACTTGATTACATGGTAGCTGACAGCGTGATTGGTAGTGTAAATTACTTCAGGGAACGCTTTCTATCAACCGGTGGTACAGCTGTATCATATTATATTGAGAGTGAGGCTGAAAACAGTAACAATCTCTTCATGAAGATGAATGAAGGTATAGCTAAGACAGCTGGTAATTGGCTTGACGAGAGTGGATATCCAACACGTAAGATTCGCGTACTGACTGCTAAAGATGTACGTTATTATGATGAAATGTCAGTTGGAGAGAGAGATGCTCTTGTTGGTGAAACTGAAGCTGAAAAGAAGGAAGTAAATGACTTCAAGGTGTCACAGGGATTTCTTAATGGTGCAGAAGAGCGTCAAGACCGTCTATATATTAAATCATGGCAACAATTACAACGCGATAATAGTGCACAGGTAAAACATGGTAATAATGTATATCCACATGGTGTTTATCGTAAGCAAATGGCGGAAGCCAGGGAAACTGGTAATATACCTGCTAAACTTGACCGGATATTTGAACTAGCAGACAACTTCGACTTATTTCCAATTGACATTACTGTTGAAGCTGGATTGGGTACTGTATATGTAGGTACAGATGGAGGTACAGTGGAACACTTCGATGATGAAGAGTTTTATAATATCGGAGACCATGTTGTGAGTAGTACAGGATTGAGTGGTAATGGATTGTATCAGACAAAGATCATTGACAATCGTAGTGAGCTTGGTTATCTAACAAATTATGATGCCGTTTTTGATACATTCAAGAGTTTCAGCCAATTTGCACGTAAAGATAATATCTTTATAGCTGACCCGTTGAGATACATATTTGTACAAGGTCGTAACAGCAAAACTTTAACAAGTAAACAGCGTGAAGCTGGTGTGAGTTTCTCACAACATATATACTGGCCCTTGCGTCATATGATGACCGGTGGTTCTAAGAATAGTAGCTATTGTGTAACGTATGCCAACTGGGGCTTTACAAATGACAAAGCGTTGAATCGTGGAGTATGGGTACCAACTAGTGGATTTGCTGCAGCTGCGATGGGTAGTACTGATAGTAATTTCTATCCATGGATCGCACCAGCTGGTTTCACAAGAGGTCTATTGACTGGATTGTCAGACCTGGCATTTTATCCGAAGCAAAAAGAGCGGGATCAGTTATATAAGATTGGATTAAATCCAATTGCCAACTTCCCGAACGAAGGCTTTGCGATATTTGGTCAGAAGACAATGCAAGCTAAACCTAGTGCATTCGACAGGATAAACGTACGTAGATTGTTTTTATATCTGCAAAAGGCAGTCATGAACACAGTCAAGTATTTTGTATTTGAACCAAACACGCTATTTACAAGGACACAGGTCTTAAATGTTTTGAGACCTATATTCGAAGAGGTGAAGAACACACAAGGATTGTATGATTACTTGATAGTGTGTGATGATAGAAATAATTCACCTGATGTTATTGACCGGAACGAGCTGGTAGTTGATATATACATCAAGCCCACTCGCGCTGCAGAATTCATCTTGGTGAACTTCTACGCTACTAGAACTGGTCAAGACTTCAGCGAATTAGTGTCGTAAGACTAAATAATTAGGAGGACAAATTTATGCCAGACGTAAGACAAACAATATCAGATTTCTACAGAGTCGCGCAGGAGAGAGATTTCAGTCGTGATTTCCAGTTCAGAGTACTTAATATTCAAAGCGCAGACGGATCATTTTCTATAACAGAAGATGATCTAGTGTACGCCAAGGGAGGTAGTATTCCTGGTAGGACAATAAATGTATCTGAGATACCTTACATGGGTCTCAACTTCAGGGTTCCTGGAGGAGCGACTTACGCAGGTGAGTACAGCTTATCATTCTACAGTGACCGAGTTGATAGCTTGAGGACATTACTATTAAACTGGACTCGTGATACATTCGATGATGCTACTAGTACAGGTAATTATTTCATAGCGAAAGAGACGTCAATTGTCGACCTAGTACAGCTAGACACACAATTGAATCGTGTTAGTCAGTTTACACTCGTCGGAGCTTTTCCAATCAGTGTTGGTGATGTTGGATATGATCCTTCAGGAAATGGTGCCCCGGTTGAATTTGAAGTCAATCTTGGTTATCAGTATGTTCGAAGCGAGAAGTTTCAAACACTTTAATATTTCACCCAAACAATTAACAGAAGAGCCGTATATATGTACGGCTTTTTTGTGTTTACATATTAAATACTTGTACAATGTTAGATGATATACGTAGAGTCGGTGAGAAAATTGATGGTCTGTTAGGTACAGATATATTTCCATTTAATTACCCATTCGGATTCAATGAAAACTTCTTACAACACATGGCGAAATGGGAATTCGCAATACCTAATAAATTTTTATGGCTTGTTAATATAGAGAGTGCTGCTAATTTATCAACCAACCGTAACTTTAGTGTTGGTGACCCTATACCAGATTATATCAACAGTGCTAGCATGAGAGTATATGAACCAGGAGACAATGGACAACACGCTGGTGGACCTGAAGGAGCACCATCATACTCAAAGGGCTGGGATATTGATCAATCTAAAAAGGAGATAACAGCATCAACATACATGCGCACCGGTGGTCAGCATGGATGTATTTTAGCACAAGGTGCAATACTACCTGGCGAGCAATATGAAGTTAGAGATGTGGCTATAAACAATAACATGGGTTTCCTCCCAGGTAAGGTTGGCGGTAATCGTAGTGGTATGGCTCCATTGGTATTACAGTGGAGAGAGACTAACAGAAGTTTTGTTGATACTGTCATAAGACCTTGGGTGATACTAACATCACATATAGGTCTAGCTGCAAGACCTCCTACAGATGGTAGATGTGTGAAGGCCAATATAAGCATTGTACAACTAGCAAAGACATATCAATACACACCATTAGTACAACGAAAGATTTGGCGTTTTTACAATTGTGTCCCTACTAGTATAGATGCAAAAGAA